AAGGGCCGGAAGGAAGATTTGCCAAATACTTTAGAGGCAATGGCCGCCTACTTGGAACAGGATATGACTGATGTCCTTCACCCAGTGGGACTTACACAACTTACAAGAAAGTTTGCAAATAGCTTGACAGCATCCCAACAAGTAACAGAGTTGAAAGACCTAGGAGCAAGTGAAGGTGATCTTGCTTCTTGTAAAAATCAAAAGCAGCGCAAAGAGCTGTTCCGTAAACTAACCAAAAATAAATATGAGTAACCTAAATAAAACACTTGAAGAATTAGAACAGCAGCACGTTAAATTCAACGTAGCACCCTTGACCGATGACCTTTCATACTCTTATCTAATTAAGATTGAGCAAGGCGAAGGAACTGAATACTGCGGAGTAAGTAGCATTGAAGAGGCTTTCCAGTTAATGCTAGAGCATCCGTGTTGCACAGCCACCATCAACATTGGCAATAAAGTACCTAGCATTAAATTTAACTAAGCATAAAACATATGAATATATTACAACAGATACAGTCGGAGCTTAAGGCTCCTAAGGGCCAGAAGAATAACTTCGGCAATTACTCATACCGATCAGCCGAGGATATCCTCACTGCGGTTAAGCCCCTGCTAGAGAAGCATAAGGTGTCACTCGTTCTTATGGATGACATCATTGGAGTAGAGGGACGTGTATACGTCAAGGCAGCAGCCACCCTGCAAGATGGAGAGACGTGCCTCGGATACTCCAATGGCTTTGCTCGTGAGGCTCTTACCAAAAAGGGAATGGACGATGCCCAGATTACCGGAAGTGCCTCATCCTACGCCAGAAAATATGCACTGAATGGCCTCTTTGCTATCGACGATACCAAAGACCCAGATGCCACCAACAAACACGACAGCCTTCCTAAGCTAACTACAAAGCAAGAGTCAGGATTTTAACCGACAGTTGATTCCCGCAATAAAGCTGGATGATGATGTCACCCATAACCAATAACCAATAACGAAAGTAAAACTATGTCAGAATACGATAACACAAACTCCGGTACATTCTTTGTCAATGACCGTAAAGAGAAACCAAATCACCCCGACTACAGCGGGAAGATTAACGTCGAGGGTAAGGAGTACTACCTCAAGGGCTGGAAGAAGACGGCCAAGAGCGGCACTAACTTCCTATCCCTGGCATTGAATCCAGTGGATGCCGCAGGAGCTACGAGTTCGACAGGACCGAAAGCTGCAAGTGCGCCAACCAATGACAATACTCCATTCTAAGAATGCCCTCGTTCGATAAAATCTGGTGGGAGACATTCCGCCGTGATGAGGTAAGTTCCATTTTGGAAATGACCGCCGGCAAATGCTCGGATTACACAGGAGGCGAAAGCTGCGATAACCCCTTCGCAAACTTTGACGGCTCCTCCGAGTTCGGCGTTCAGCCATTGACTGGAGTTTGCATAAGAATGCAGGACAAATTCCAGAGAGCTAAGGCTTTCTGTAACGATGGTCAGCTAAAGGTATTCACCGATGGCGACCAAACCAAGGACATATTCCGCGACCTAATTGGCTACTCGTTGATAGCCATAGGGATGCTCGAAAGAGCAGAGTCGGAGTAAGACCTTGTGGTAAGATGCTTGCCCCTTACGAATCCGTGAGGGGCAAGTAATTCTTATGACTCAAAACAATAATAAAATAAACCGTAGCGAAATGACTAAAATAAAAGAAGCCGCAGAAGTATCCCTCTCAATCTATAACTCCATCGACAGTTATAAGTTGCCGGAAGGAAACCGCGTGGCTCACAAGTCCCTTGGACAAGTCCTTCGTTCTCTGGTAGAATTACTTGAAAATGAACGAAACAAACCTACTGATACACAATCAGCCACATAGCGTTGATGCTGAAAGAAAACTAATTGCATCCTGTTTATTCCCTGGGGACTCGTCCGTTTACGATACGGTTCGTCCTCTAGTAGAAGCCGAGGATTTTTACGTATTAAGATTTAGATTACTGTACGAAGCTATAGGTGAGCTTTCTCAACTGAGTCACCCTATTGACATCGTATCCATCTCAGAGCACCTGAAGTCCGTTGGAGGTCTTGACAAAGCTGGCGGCATACCGGGCGTTATGTCCTTAGCTGACGGTGAAGTATATACTGAGAGTACAGCTAAGTTCTACGCCAAAGTGGTAGCGGAGAAGTCACGCCTACGTGAGATTATGAAGTCCTGTCGAATCGCCGTCGAGAGCGTGGAGACTGAGGCTCTTACCTATGACGAGATTCGCAGTTCACTGGAAGCTGAGATCACTTCGCGTCCCTTACTTAGTCAGGACAAGTCAGGCATCGGAGCGTCGGCGGATGAGTTAATGGATGACATCGCAAAGATGCAATCCGGGGAGTACGTAGCTGACGTTGTGAAGACCCATACCAATAATCTGGATAGCGAACTGGGTAACCGAGGGATCGCTGCTGGTGAGGTAATGACTGTCGCAGCACCTACCTCCTGCGGTAAGTCCGCACTGGCTCTATACATTGTATCCCAAGCAGTCGCAAAGGATGGTCACGCTTGCGGTATCTTCTCTCTGGAGATGCCACAAAAGCAACTCACAAAGAGACTTACTCAGGTTATCTCGGGTGTCAATCTTCGCAGCGTGGAGGACAACGTAGCTAGGCCAGAGCAGGTCAGTCGGGTTCACGAAACTATTACTGGACTCAAGACAATGCCAGTTTACACATCGCACTCAGTCAAGAGTGCCGATGACTTGTACAGCCAGACTAAGCAGTTCGTCCAGAAGCAAGGAGTAAAGCTGCTGGTCATTGATTACTTACAGCTAATACCCTTCTCTTCTAAGATGGGTAAGGCCGAGGGTATCGCAAGTATCTCTCACAAAATTAAGCAGATGGCTATCGATCTTAACATCGCCATCATCCTACTAGCACAGGTAAACAGAGAGGGAGCCAAGAACGGTCGCCTCAAACTGTATGACCTCAAGGATTCCGGGGACATCGAGAATGATGCTGACGTTGTTCTGCTTATGTATCCATCAAACGGGGACGTTGATTCTTCAAAGAGTCAAGATGCCCGTGGAGGTTATACCAATCTAACCTACGAGATTGCGAAGAACCGTGAAGGTGAACGCGACATCGGAGGTAAGTTTAAATTCTATCACTGCACAGGGAGGTTCGGATAATGACAGAAGAACAAGTAGCACAACATATAATGACAGCTTTTCCTGGGATGCATAAGCTGGTCAAAGCAGAGGACAATTTCAGTCCTTTTGATTACCAGAGTATTGACTACCTAGTTGAGATCAAGGTACGCCGCAAGGCATACGATCCCTGGATCATAGAGCAGTTAAAGCTTGATACCAATATCGGAATAGCTGAGTCAATGAAGAAGGACTTCCTGTACGTTAACGGATACCAGCACCTGCTTTACGTGTGGAATATCTCTAAGCTAATTCGGGATGACTATGACTTCAGGTTCGAGGCTCGTGAGATGCCTTGGACTACGGACTTTGAAGCAGTACAGATAATAACCAAGCGTACCGGTTACCTATACAATCGCAGCGCACACATAATCAACACAAAAGAACTATGATAGCTACAGAAGAATCAAAAGATATAACAGTAAATGAAATCAAAGTTACCTGCTACTCGGACGGAAGCGTCTATAGTCACGGCAAGTGCAGCCAAGGAAGAACAATGGGAGGCGAGCATAGTGGATACAGGTCTATAAGTTTGGCTGGTAAACGAACCTATGTTCACTCACTAATAGCTGAGGCATTTATTGGATCAAGACCCAGATCGTATGACGTTGATCACATTGACGGGCAACGTAGTAATAATTGTCCATCAAACCTTCGATACGTGACAAGGTCAGAGAACCTAAGGGGACACCAATCAGTCCGTGGAAACTCTAAGTTCAGGGGAGTAACTGCCGCATCCGGTAAACACAAACGGGTTCGGGCACAGGTGGGTCTACGTAAGGAGGGAGTTCTTACAGTTAAGCATCTTGGCTACTTCGATGAAGAGTACGATGCCGCTGTTGCCCGTGATACGTATTGTTTCAATGAGCTAAATTATCCACTAGAAGGATTAAATTTTCCCGAACTATTTGTTGACAGCAAGGATAATTCTAAGCAGGTTAATGGTATGCAAAACAGCGAAGAAAACATCGAACGAATCCAGACTCAGATTGATATGATTAGACAGGAGTCCAGGCTTCTGTCATATCGAATTGATCGTATGACCCAGCAGCGCAAGGTTCTAATGGATGAGAAGCGTGACCTAAAGGTAGTACTCGTTGATATGCGAACCAGTAGTGTATAATGTTTGCCAGTGGGATTCCTTACCCCACTTAAAGCAAGGTAAGCTGTAGGAGTAATCCACGGCGGGATCGGTTTTTCCTATTTAACTCCTTGCGTTGTTACGGTAGCCCCGTCCTTTTTATGTGGAGGACGGGGCTTTTCGTTACCTTGGATACTGCTTCATTTGTATCTGACGCATCACTGCCTGTACGTCACTGCGCTTCAGCTTACCCCGATCATAGTCATCACGTAGCATCTTCATTGCCATATCTTCCGGCATCCTGCCAGCGAGTAGTACATAACGTGCTCTCTTATCAATGCGATTGGATGGTACGCCAGTTGAGATTGACATATCTGGAACATTGCCAGCCATCATATTCTCAACGTCTGACTTAGTGAATGTCTTGCTTAGACTTTGTTTAATTTCTTCCTCGGTTGCATCCAGTGTACGCAGGTTATTAACGTGACGTACGCCTTGCTCCATCTGGGAGCGGTACACCTTGTTGAGTTCTTGGTAAGAACCCGACATATCTGCATCATTGAAACTGGATGAGTTATACTTGGAGCTGATACCCCTCAGGCTCTTCCTTATATCTCTGAACTTGTACCCGACACTCTCCATCATATCGAGGTTACGAACCCGGTAGCCGAGTGTGTATCGAAGAACGTTATCCGCCGTGGTTCGCTCATCAAGTTTCTGGAAATCAGAAAAAGTTCCTGGGGTAAAATTCTCCCCCATATACCAGCTTACGAGGTCAAGGTTTTTAGATAGACCATCAACCTTGTCGGATATGCGGCGACCGTTGGCATCCATATTGTTCGCCGCGGCCACAATGTTCTTCATATTGATCGTAAGATCTCCACCGAACTTGCTCCACATAGAATCAATTGCCTTACCTGCCGCACTCATAAAGTTGTCGCCACGGAGTGCTGAATCAACAACCGATGATAGTTCCGCAGTAGGAATCTGGTAGCCCAAGTTGGCTATGCGGATCTTGTTACCGTCCTTGCGGATGTGTAATGATTGATTCTCCTCCCAGGGTGCGAAGACAGTCTCTCGCATTGCCTCCTCCTTCTCCGAATCAATTCCCCCATCCCTATTTAGCACCATAGGTACAGTAGATCCAGCCGTGAGAATAGCACTCAGTGCGGCCATACGCTTAAACCCTTCAGTCTTAATTCTACGCAACGTATCATCATTCATCTGAACACCGTACTTATCTTGCAACATCTTAGGAAATGTACCATCGGTCATTTGCTTTGCTAGTTTTGCTTGATTGAATGTAGTCCTGACAAGTTCAAAGTTAAATGCGCCGAACTCATTAAGTATGCCGTATTGGGATAAGGAACGCAGGCCCTTATTAATTCGGTCATAGTTCGTATAGGTATTATTCGTAAGATCACCAGCAATTTGTTCAAACTCTCTTTGACCCATACGCTTGATGTCAGCTTCAGGTATAATGTCACCGAGGAACTTCTTGTAGTTCTCGTACACGGATATGCGCTGAGCCGTATCGAAACTATTATAGGCTTTGCCCACACCGTTGATCGAACGTTGAAATAATTTAGGTGCAATGCCATTCTTAAATCCATCGCGGATGTCGGATGCTGTAACTCCCTTGTCCACTAGACCCAACTCTTTGAGTCTGTTAAGTTCCATTAATGGAATTTGACCACGCTTAAATCTTTGAGGTAGGGATTCATTAATGGCTACGCGCATTCCCTTGCCGTATCCTCTACCGGGGTTGAATCCCTGTCCAGCAACTAGCACCGCCTGTCCGACAAGCTGCACTGGATAAGAAGCTAGATTCAGTGGTACTACCGCAAACTTTGCGGCAGCAGTTGTGGTCTTGAGCAATCCACCGACAACACGAGCAAGCCAAGGACCGGAATCTTTCACAGCACCAGTTCCGTACAGTTCCTGTAGTGCCTGATTCGCCTCCTTTGGCACATAGATGGGGTCACCCTTCTTAAGCTTACTGGACTGAACGTATCCCGTTGGGTTCTCCTCTGTCACGGGCACTTTCATTTTACGGGGCACACGCGTGTCACCGGACCGCATAGCGCGTCCACGCATAACAAGTGGCTCAAATCCATCTGGAACTTGACCGGGAGAAAAGGTCTGCCCCATCTTGTACTTAAGCATATCGTCAGCTATACGACGATTGCCAGCCTCGTATGAAGCCAATCTTCCGAGGCGAGAAATTGTTCCGAAAAGTCTCTCACCTGATTCCGTGTACTCACCAAGGTACTCACGCATTGTTTCAGTAAGATCCTCGTTCTTTCTCTTGAATACACGTTTGTTACCAGCAATGGTATTCATCAGCTTGAGGGAGTCCGAGCGACTATCCTGTAAGTTCTGAAGGAATTGATTTATCTCATCGTCACTCTGCCCATCTTTCTTCAGTTCCATCCGAAGCTTGTTTTCCACATTAGCAGATGGACGATAGTTGCTGTCCTCATAGAACCTGTACTCACGAGTAAAGTAATTCTTAGAATCAATACTACTCTTAATCTTCGCTGCAATACGAGGATCAATGTCCAGGTCTCCGGACTTATACATCCGATAGATTGTATTCTGGTACTGGTCAATCTTTACGCGGGCATCGTCCAGCGTACCCTTAATGTTCGTGAAGGCAGCAGGTAGGTTGTTGCTGTTGTTTGCTACGTAGTCATTGAGCGCATCCACGTCAGTCTTTGATGCCTTCTTGGTTGCAGCATCAATGATGTTACGGACGGTAGCAGCTAGGTCAGTTGCAGCTTCTGCTTCATTCTTGGCTCGGATTGAGTTCATCGTAGCACTTCCGCCGATAAGCTTAGATGGGATTACGTTCCTATACAGGGAACGCATAAAACGTGACCCCATACCTACGGGGTTCTCACCAGCCAATGTTTCCACTACCTGCGCCGCATCGGGGTCACCCTCCTCGTACGCCTTATTGAGATAATCACCAGCCTTGCCACCGAACTTCGGGTAAGCCTTCTTCATTAACTGACCAGCAGCACCTAGACCTAGACCTAGACCACCACCGACTAGCACAGCACCAGCAAGTTCATCATTGGTAAGTAACTCACCCTCCTCAACGCCTTTCTCAATCTGAGCACCAGCAGTTGATATAAGAGCACCACCTGCTGCACGTTTAGTTCCTTCCTTCGCTAAGCGGGGTAGGAGACGCGCTCCCTTGGAAGCCTTGCCTAGACCACCTGGGATAAGATTAAGAGCTGTGTCAGCCGTTACGCGGCCCCAGCTTATTTCATCTTGTCCTTCAATTTTCTGTGCCAGTAATGAACCGCCAACTCCTCCTCCTATTCCTCCGCCCAAGTATCCAAGAGTAGCCCCGATAGCAGCTCCAGGTATGGCTCCCACACCAAAGAAACCAGCTCCAAGCGCGGCCCCAGCAGCAGCCCCCGCAGCAGAAGCGGCGTACTTAGCACCTTCACCAACAACAACCTCAGCACCAAGGCCAGCTACTGTCCTCCCGATGCCGGGTTCTTCTTGATCTTTTGATAAGACAGGAGTAAAGCCACCTTGATCCTTTGATAGCATCGGAGTGAAGCCATCTTGACTGATCGGTAAATCCGATGTAACTTTCTCTGTGCTACGTGAAAGAATCGGGGTAAAACCATCTTGGTCTTTCGATAAAATTGGCTTGAATTCATCCATTAAATGTATTTGTGTTTTCTATATATCCTATTGAACGTCGTATGTTTGGCCATCAGGACCCACGTAGGTGCTTTGACCAGAATTCTTTGCCGCCGCATTTAAGGCAGCGTGAGACTGGCCACCTCCACCGCCACCACCAGGCTTACTGGCCTCAAGGATCTCAAAGATAGTTTCCGTGTTAATGCCCATCTTTCCAAGTGTGAAGATGGTAGCAGCCCTGCCCTCAAGACCCATTCTTGCAGCAGCGTCTTCAGCCTCCTTTACCTTGTCGGGATTACCCTGCTTGAGTACATCTATTCTGGCTTGGAGAGCTTGATTCTGTAGTTGACCTTGCTCAGATGACTGCGCTCTCTCTGCTTCGGTCTTCTCTCGGTTGCCAGTGATTGGATTGAGTCCAGCCTCTGCTCGCATCTGAGCGGCTCTTAGATCATCTCCTCCGCCGACCATACCACGAAGCTGGGCAGTTGTATAACCACCATAGGTACGGGGTCCAGCAGTTCCGCCACGTTGATCAGCGCGTTGCTGCATCCGCTCGGACTGGCGTTGGTAAGCCTGTGACACTTCATCCTCGTACTGACCATAGGCATCAGCACGGGTATCAAATCCACCTGGAATCATACGACCCTGTGGGTCAGTACGTAAACCAGAGACACCCTCAGTGCCGCCGGGGGCATTGAGGTACTGATTGAGTGTCATACCACCAAGTCTAGCACGAGTAGCATCTACACCCATTGGGGCTGCCGTCTGTGTTGGCTGGCCGAGTTGAGCCATATCAGCCTGGAATTGATTTAACTGACTTGGAGTAATTTCTCGCTGTTGACCGAACTCATCCTCTTGCATAATTCTACCATCCGCCTGGGCGAATGTAGACCTTGGAGTAAATGACGACATTGCATTAACTGGTGCAAGCGATTCAGCTGCCTGTAAGAAAGGAGTAGCAAGATCCCTTACAATGCCCTTCTCAGCAAGTTGGGCTTCTACTGCTCGAAGGTCATCGACATTGCCCAGATCCTGTAGCGACTTAGCAATGCCCATCTGTCCAGCTTGGTAGTCCTGTACAAACTGAGCACTGTTATCTTGATCAGTTCCTTGTATGGAGGAGATTTGGCCTAGTTCCTCTGGTTTGAACGTAGCATCTTCACCACGGGCCTGCTTACCGATAATGACATCTGCAACAGATGTTTCGGGGACAAATGGCTTACGGCCAAAGTTAGCATCAACACCTAAGTCGATCCTCACTTGGTTCGCGTCCTCTCCTGCTGCAACCCTGCTATTAAATATATCAAGTTGGCCTGCTTGTTCTGCTGCGTTGTAAGCAGCGTAGGCATTTGCCTCTTCCAGTTCTGATCCAGAGAGTTCTTGTAGGGCATTCCCATAGTCAGAAGCAAGTCCTAGGGATTGTCGTACTTGATCAGGGTCTTCACCCGCAGCTACTCTGCTGTCGTATGCACCATCAAGAGTAGTATCAGCCACCGTGTTAGGTGTAGTTAGCGCACCAATCAGTCCGGTCTTCAATACTCCGGATGCAAATTGTTTAGCTGGCCCCATAGTGTATGGGGCTGTACGATTCACGGAATAGTTGGCGGTTCCAGGCTTTGCTGT